ATCATCACATGACCCAAAAACTGGCAGATTTAGAGAGTTCTATTACAAACTCGGTAATATACTTATTCAAGGTTCTTCTGCAGATATGACTAAAGAAGCAATGATAAGATATTATTACCATCCTGATCGCAAAGGTGATTTATTAATGACTGTTCATGATGAAATAGTTGTTGAAGTACATCCACAATATAAAGACTCAGAAATGAAAATACTTAAATGGGCTATGGATGACGTACCAGGTTGGGATGTTCCATTATGCTCAGATGGTGCTACAGGTATTAATCTAGGTAAGATGGAGGCATACGAAGATGAGTAAACCCAAGACTTGGTCATATTCTCAACTATCTGGTTATGAGAAGTGTGCGCATGCACATATGTACAGAAAGGTTATTAAATTGCCAGAGCCACCATCTTACCATATGGCAAAAGGTACTGCTGCACATTTACTAGCAGAAGACTATCTACTTGGTAAGCATGAAACATTGCCACCAGTTCTTGGTAAATTTAGAAAAGAGTTTGCTAAACTATTAGAGCTAGGTGCTGCACCAGAAGAAGCATTTGTGTTAACAAAAGATTGGCAATTAATACCAAATGGTTGGGATGCTAAAAATGCTTGGTTAAGATTGAAATTAGATGCTAGAGTAGATAACTATATAGTTGATTTCAAAACCGGTAAAGCATATGATGAGCATATAAATCAAGGTAAATTATATGCCAATGTGCATATGATGTTAAACCCTGATATAAACGAAATAGACGTAGAATTTTGGTACTTAAATAGTGGCCAAGTTACAGACTATAAATTTTATAGAGAAGACTTAGCAAAAGATATTGCTAATTGGGAGCAACGTGTACATGCTATGCACAATGATACTACATACAATCCAACCCCTCATGAGTACTGCAAGTACTGCTATGTAAAGCATTTATGTAATTCTTACGAATAAAATATTTGATTTAAGGAGAGATAATTTTTTATCTATATCAATCTATAGATTTTATATTATCTCTTCTCAGATCAAATCCTCGTAACTATTTGGATGACATTATGATAGAATCTAAGATAGAGAAATATTTATTTGATGAAATAAAAAAGGTTGGCGGAATTTGCCCTAAATGGGTAAGCCCAAACATGAAAGGTGTACCAGATAGGATAGTTTTTCTAAACAACCAAGTTTGGTTTGTAGAATTAAAATCCACAACTGGTATACGTTCTAAGATACAAGAGCACTTTGAAAAGATTTTATTGTTATACACTAGAAACTATAAGGTAATAAGTTCAAAAGAACAAGTAGATACATTTATAAAGGACATATTAAAATGAGTAAAGAAAGAGACCTGCTCGGAAGATGGTACAACGGGGATTTACTACCCGAAGAATATATGAAGCTAATGAAGGAAACCAAAGAACTCCTCGCTCAACCCGAAGAAATACTAGAGTATGGAAAAGTTTGGGTAGTAACTGAAGTTAAACAAGCACACGGTATTGGAGTAGATGATGAAACTAAATGAATTGGACACCTTTCCTGAACTGGGCAATACAATAGTTCTTGACGGTAACATATATGTTAAGAAGCAAGAGCCTTTAACACGACAGCAAATCAGCGAGGGTAATCAATCAATGCTTAATGTTACGAGAGATGCGTTTGTAAAGGGTGTTAAGTTTGCTGAGAAGATGCACGGTATTGGAGGTGAGGAATGAATAAAGAAAGAGAGTTGTTAGAAAGGCTAGTTAGTGCAGAGTTGAATGATATTTTTGATTTGTTAGTTGAAGCACAAAAACTCCTCGCCCAACCTGAGCAGACTGAGCAAGAGCCTGTGGCTTGGATGTATGAATGGGATACAACGACTACAGGGCAACCTACCTGTAAGTATGTAAATATGGGAAAAGATAAGCCTAATGTTGAAGCTAATTTTTTAGCTAGAAATTTTATACCACTCTACACAGTTCCACAAAACCATGATTTACGAGAAGAAGCTTTACGAGAAGGGTACAATCAAGGATTTAACGATGGTAAATATTTAAGTTCACCGAAACGTGAGCCTTTGAGTGAAGATGAAATAGCAGAGTTATGGTGGAATACCTATGTAGTAGGCACAGCAGACTCGGTTCGTAACTTTGCAAGAGCAATAGAAAAAGCACACGGTATTGGAGGTGGGGAATGAGTAAAGTGACTGAGCTACCACCACACGAAAACATGTCGGTCAATCAAGTTCTAGACCACATTAAAAGAAAAGACCTTAGAAAGGTTTTTATAATTGGTATTGATGAAAACGATAAGTTAATTACACGGGCATCAAAGATGAATTTTTCTGAGGTGGTTTATTTTCTTGAACTAGCCAAGTTTAGTATGTTGGAGCATAGTAATGAGTAAGGAAAGAGAGTTGTTAGAGAGTTGTTTAGATGAGTTCCAGTACCAATCATTTTCTTGTACAGAACTGGTAACTAGAATAAAAGAACTCCTCGCCCAACCTGAGCAAGAGCCTGTGGCTTGGAAAACAGAAAAGAAAAGTTATCTCGATGAAATAGATAGGTTAAGTATGGAGGCTAATAAAGATCAAGAGGAGATAGATAGATTGACACAATGGCTTACTCAACCTGAGCGTAAGCCTTTAACTGACGAAGATATATGCGAAATATTAATAAAGAAAGAATGGAAAGGGTTTGTTGATTTGGTTCGCATTATAGAAAAAGCACACGGCATTGGAGGTGGGGAATGAGTAGCGAAAATATAGTATGTGTTTCCTTATTGTTTATATCCATTATTCTTTTTTTGTGTTGAGGAATTATTATGAGTAAAGAAGATGAGTAACTTTAAGCCACATAACTATCAGCAAGATGGTATAAATTGGGTACTATCACACCAAGGTGCAGGATTATTCTTACCGCCAGGGTTGGGTAAAACCAGTATTACGTTATCAGCAATAGCTACATTAAAACAGGCTAACGCCATTGATAGAGTTTTAATAATAGCTCCATTAAGAGTTTGTTATATGGTATGGCGGCAAGAATCAGAAAAGTGGAATTTTCCATTTACTATAGGTCTATTACATGGCAAAGATAAAGACACAGTGGTAAGACAAAAGCATGACATATACTTAATAAATCCAGAAGGTATAAATTGGTTAGTTAATAATCATTTACAACTATTTAGTAGATATAAATTTATGCTTGTATGTGATGAATCAACACTGTTTAAAAATCATTCATCACTAAGATTTAAGATGTTAAAACATATACTACCAATGTTTAAAAGAAAACTTATATTGACTGGTACACCTGCACCAAATGGCTTATTGCAACTATGGTCACAAATATTTATATTAGATAGTGGTAAAAGACTTGGTAAAAATATATCAGCCTTTCGCAGACAATGGTTTATGCCAAGCTATGATGGATTTAGTTATATAATGAGAGATGGCGCCGATGACCAAATCTATGCGGCTATAGACGATATAGTAATGCATAAAAGCACTGATGAGTTAGAATTACCAGAGAGATTATATAATAGCATATTGATACAACTACCAACTACAGCACTAAAGCTATATAAAGAAATAAAGAATGACTTTATATCTCAAGTGGAAGATGAAACTTTAATTACAGCAATGAACGCGGCATCACAGGCTTCTAAATTAAAGCAAATAGCCAATGGTATGCTGTACAATGACGACAAAGAAGGCATAAACATACATGATGAAAAATTATCTGCACTAGAAGAGTTAGTAGACTCACTTGGTGGCCGACCATTGTTAGTTGTATATGAGTTTAATCATGACCTACATAAACTACAATCAACATTTAAAAATGCACCACGTGTTGGTGGAGGAGTAACAGGTATAGAGCTAGAGACTATAGTATCAAAATGGAACAAAGGTGAATTACCAGTTCTATTAATTCAACCCAAAGCTGGTGGACATGGACTAAATATGCAAGATGGTGGCTGCCATGACGTAGTTTGGTATAGTATAACTTTTGATTTAGAACTATATGACCAAATTAATGCCAGAGTACATAGACAAGGTATAAAAAATACTGTTACTATACATCATATAGTTGCAGAAAATACTGTAGATAAAAAAATAATGAGGGTACTTGAAGGTAAGGCAAAACTACAAGATGCACTACTAGACAGTCTATTAAAATAAAGTTTTCTTATCAGTATAATTATGATATAATAAACCATCATCATAAGATGATGTCAATACAGGAACTAAAATGTTAATAACTAGAACATCACCAGTAACTAAAATAACTGTTACATTAGATATTGATATAACAGAAGAGCAAATGTTTCAATGGTTACATGGCACAGTGATACAAGAAGCTATGTCAAATATTAGTGCAGATGAAAGAGAGTTTATAAAAACTGGGCTTTGTCCAGATGATTGGGAATACTTAATGGGAGAAGAGTTATGAGAGCATATATAGCAGCACCATGGTTTACACCAGAACAAGATTCAAAATTGCAACTACTAAAAACTACAATAGATAGTAATGGCATAGAATACTTCTCACCAAAAGACGAGAATCTTTTTGGCAATGATAAATCTGCCACTGTTTACGATGTGTTAAATGGTAATATTAATGCTATATTAGAGTGCGATATGGTAATTGCAATCACTGATGGTAAAGATGTTGGCACTATGTGGGAGTGTGGCTATGCGTATGCCAAAAATATTCCTATTTTGTACGTATGGTTAGATTGGCAACCTAATCAAAAGTTTAATCTTATGTTAGCTGCATCCGGTAGTGTTGTATATACAATGGAAGAATTAAAGTATCATTTAGACTATTTTAAAATGCACAATAAATTTTCACATTTAAACTATGCTGGTACAGTAGAATGAAGTCTGTGCAAGAATTTTATATGCAAATGTTAAATTTAGCGCATATAAAAAGGTACTCAGTAATACCAAGAATACATGATGAAAGCATTGCAGAACATTCTTTTTTTGTTGCTGCAATAGTTATGAAGTTATATGATGACTATGAGTTTGATATAGGTCATGCCACTTGTATGGCCATATCACATGATTGGACTGAGTCTTATACAGATGACATTACTGTGGCAACCAAAAGAGCCTATCCTAGTATAGCCAAGGCAGTAGAAGCAGTAGAAGCAAAGATTGCAAAAACTGAGTTTTCATCTATAGCATATGAGCTATGGAAAGAGTATAAAGATGCAACATCTGTAGAATCAAAAATTGTAAAGTACGCAGATACGCTGCAAGTAATACAATATGCACAAGGTGAAGTAAATATGGGCAATAATGCATATTTTAAAAGTGTAGTAGAAGATGCCACATATAGAACTTATAAATTAGAAGGTGAGTTACATGAGTATAAAAGAGTTAATAAACAAAAATAAAAAAGAACGTGATATAGCTAAAGATATTGTACTTAATATAATAGATACGTACTCTTTAAAAGGACCAAATAACTATGGTGCTACTTTTGAAGGTATGACTGTAGCCAAATGGAAACCTTGGTTAGATGAACCATGCTATACAAGTGCGCTATCTATGGATAGACTCTATATGATAAAACAATTTTTAAATATTGCTCCACCAGGTATATGTTATGAATGTGGTGTATACACAGGTGGTGTAACTAGAATGATGTTAGATATGGGTAGGCATGTTAAAGCTTTTGATACGTTTGAAGGTTTAACAGGTTCTGGCGAATTTGATTTAATGGAAAATGGTGACTATAATGGTGGCGATGTATCTGAATATATAAAAGGAGCAGAGATAGTTAAAGGTTGTGTACCATATACTTTTAAAGACCATGAAGATGATAAAATAGCTTTTGCACATTTAGACATGGATTTATATGAACCAACTGTACACGCATTAAAATTTATATACGATAGATTGTACGATAATGGTATAATAATACTTGATGACTATGGTGTATGGATGACGCCAGGCATAAAGAAAGCTGTCGATGAATTTCATTGTGAAAAAAAGATTTATTTACCAACAGGTCAAATGGTGATATTAAAATGACCATAAGAGATATAAAAATATCAGTAAGAAATAAAGAATGGTTAGGATTTGCAGATGAAGTAAGTTCTCATATAGAGTCTTATACTATACCACAATATGGCGACAAAGGAGAAGATATTGCATCAGACTATAATTTAGAAGATTGTGTTCGTAGCATGAAAAAATACTTAGCTAGAGCTGGTAAAAATAGCAGACCTGGCCAAGAACAATTAGATTTAATTAAAATAGCACATTACGCACAAATGGCGTATACAATAATCGGAGAACAAGATGCCAAAAAATAACAATATAGAACATGAGCCAATGTATGTTTCACCTAAATGGAACGAGCCTGGTAATTTAGTATTTGTAGACCATTTAGACGCTATAAATGTAAAAATAGTACATGCACCAAGCGTTGAAGAAGTAAAAAATATGGTAGGTGTTTTTATGACAAACACTTGGAATGATAGACTTAATTATGGTCCATTTGATAGCATAGATAAAGTTTTAAAAGAATTGTTTGCCGGTAATATATTACCAACTGGAATGGAAATTGTTAATCTTACTTTCACTATTGAAGGTATGGATATGATTGACACAACACATCTTATTAGGCATCGTATGTTTTCTTTTTCTGCACAGACACAAGCAGATAGAGATATGCGTAATGATAGAATATTGGTATCACCTCAAATAGCAGAATCAGACTTCCTAGATGAGTATTTAGATATATGCCAGAAGGCACATGACTTATATATGAAAATGGTTGATGGTAAACAAATTGATATGCTAGAAGCCAGAACTATAATGCCAGCAGCATATGAAAAATTCTACATATGTAGAGGTACCATAAAAGATGTTATAGCCTATTGTAATCTAAGATGCGATGAGCAAATACAACCATGGTCAGACGTAATTATAGCTATGAAATTATGGTATGAAGTAGTAAAAATCTATCCATTCTTGAAAAACTTAATTGATTTTACTGCTCCAGATTGGTTTTATGTTAAGCAATGCTCCAATGGTAAAACAAATATATTTCCGCCTTTACCAAAGAATGATACGTTTGAATGGAGTGAATCACAGTTTCTGTATGACAAACCAAGAAGTGAATTTCTTGGCTATGAGCAATATGAAGCTCTAAGACAATCAATAATAGCAGATATACTAAACGTATAATATCAACTGCCAAGGATGGCAATTTTTATGGTGATTTATGAACACAATACTATATAAACAACAAGAATTACAAAAACTAATAGCCGAAGTACAAAATACTCCAGAAATAAACATATCTGATTTTCCATCAGTGCCAAATGGTGTACTATGTGAGCATATAAAAAGTCATGCATTTAGTATGCAAGAAGAAATAGTAGAATTACTAGTAGCAATTGGTGGTGGTGATAGAGCAATACTTAAACCATGGTCTAAAAAATATCCTGCAATATACTGTAAAGAATTTATACCAACAGATGCTATAAAATCTGAAGCTATAGATATGCTATGTTTTTGCCTAAACATATGTTTAGCAGTTGGTATAACACCAGGCAATATAGATGATGAGTATAATAAAGTACTTAACAAAAATATAATAAGACAAACTAAAGGCTATTAATATGAGGCCATCAAAAATTAAAACATTTTTAGAAATGGCCAAATTATTATCAAAACTATCTACATGCAGTAGACGTCAAGTAGGTGCTATTATAGTAGACGACCATTGGCGAATAATTGGTTCTGGCTATAATGGTAATGCAAAAGAACTAATACATTGCATAGATGAACCATGTAAGGGCGCACTAAGTCCATCTGGTACAAGACTAGACTTATGTGAAGCTATACATGCAGAACAAAATGCACTAATGCAATGCTCAAACATAGATAGTATAGAGGCAATATTTGTAACAACCTCACCATGTATGCACTGTTTAAAAATGCTAATGAATACCAATTGTAAACATATATATTTTAGCGAAGAATACGTAGATGTATATAGAGCAGAAGATTTATGGATAGCAAATGGCGATAGGTATTGGACACAAATAAAATAAAAGTTTTATATATAGTATATTTTTGATATAATAAATTTCAATAATAATACAGGTGACTTATGAATACATTAGATGTGGTAGTAGCAGGAGTTGACATGGAAGTTGATTTTGATTATTCAGCAGCAGTGACAGGAGTGTATAGTGGCCCATGGGAGGACTCATACCCTGACGAACCAGAAGAGATAGAGATACTAGCAGTACGTTGCCCAATGCCTGCAGATAAAAATGGTAAGCCAGAATATGTAGACTTACTTGGTGTACTATCTGTAGACGCATTAAACGATATAGTAGATTCAATTAGTGATTACCATAACTCTATAAGATGGGATAATCAATTTGAACAACACGTTGCCTAATCGTGTCTTCGAAAAATTAGGCACATTCAAAGGTGGTGTAATGCCACCTTCTTTTTATTGGTATGCATATGACAAAAAAGAAACTTTCCAAACAAGAATACCACACTGAATATGATAAACGCCGTAGAACAGGCAAAAGATTTTCCACAAGCCACTTACCAGGTTTTAGAGAGGCTAATGACGTATATGGCATACAACGTATAAGACCATGTTTTGAATATAGCAAACTAATGATAGCATTTTTAACACAAAACTATAATATACTAAAATGAATAAATATACATTATATAAAATAACTTCAGGTAACCAAGTATACGTATGGAACATATATAGTAAAAGTAATGTTATACATATAGTGTTCGGTATAATAGGTGGTGTAATGCAAACTGTTGAAGAACAGGTAGAAGTAAACCAATCGGGTAGAAGTCTACTAGAGCAAATAGACTCTCGTATGATGTCAAGAATAAACAAACAGATAGATAAAGGTTATAGACTATCTATAGAAGAAGCCAAACTTAATATTGGTATGAACTCTATGGACTTATTAAAACCAATGTTGGCACAAAGATTTGATAAAATAAGTGGTATAGATTATTCTAACTGTTTTATACAAATGAAATATAATGGCCATCGTTGTATAATTACCAATACTGGTGAAGAGATAATTGCATACTCACGAAATGGTAAGCCAATAGAAAGCATTGGTCATATTTTAAAAGGTATTAACCTCAGACCCGGCCAGACATTAGATGGTGAATTGTATATACACAATACTCCATTACAAGACCTTGGCAGTCTAATTAGACGTAAACAACCAGGTAGTGTTATGTTACAATACGTAGCATATGACTACATGGCCGATATTAGTTATCAACATAGATTAGATATTTTACGATACAATGATTGGGGTGATAATATAACTGTTGCACCAACTAAAATATGGACTCCTAACGTAGTACTTAAAGATGAACTAGATGAGTCTATACATGATGGCTATGAAGGTTTAATACTTAGACATGGTGATAAAGGATATGAAGCTGGTAAACGTAGTAACTCTCTAGTTAAAGTTAAAAAGTGTATGGACCAAGAATTTTTAGTTATTAATATATTACCATCAAAAGATGGCTGGGCTATATTAGAATGCAATGTTGGCACAAAATCATTTAGAGTTAGTGCACCAGGTACAATAGAAAATAAATACCATATATATAACAACAAAGAAAAATATATTGGTAGATGGATAACAGTTGAGTTCTTTGAATGGACTAATGATGGTAAAC